GAGCAACAATATTCTTTAGTAAAATATTTAAACGTGTGAGATCCTTTGAAAACAATGAAAAATATAAATTACAAATAGAAAAGTTAGTTCCTATCAACGTAAGACTTTTTGATTTTGATTTAAGTTGGTTTCCAGAAGTTTTAAGTAACGTTGAATATGTTCTTATAGATAATGATGTAGATTATACTTTAAAAAGAGAAGACATAGCTAAAATGTTAATTGAAAAATACAATTACAAAAACAAAATTATACTTGACAATGGAAATTGGCATCCAATATGTTATTTTTATTTAAAAAAAATGTACAAAAACTGCGAAGATTTTGGATGGTATAATACATACGGAGAAGAAACTATAACATCAGTTTTTAGTGAACCAATATAAAGGAGAAAAAATGGATGAGTTAACTTTAATAACTAAAATACAAAAATATTTAAAAGAGTCTTATCAAAGGATAGGAGACGCCATGATTGCTGGAGGCGTTGACAATATGGAAAAATATAAGTATATGTTAGGACAAGCGCACGCTTACCAAACTATTTCAGGGGAAATATCCAACCTGCTAAACAAAGGAGCTAAAGATGGAAAAGACGCAGACGGCAAAATCGTCAACATTGGAAAAGACAGAAGTCCCAAAGCATAAAAATGCTTTGACAGAGAAATACGAAAAACAAAATAAAGATCAACATCAAAAAGAAGTTGATGGTTACGAACGTTTAAAATCAAAAGAATCTTCTAAACTACCAAAACCAACTGGGTGGAGACTTTTAGTTTTACCTTTTAAGATGCCAGAGAAAACTAAAGGTGGACTGTATCTTGGACAAGATACTTTAGAACGACAACAAGTTGCATCTACATGTGGCCTTGTTCTTGAAACAGGACCTCATTGTTACGATAAAGAAAAATTTCCTGAAGGCCCTTGGGCTAAAAAAGGAGACTGGGTTGTTTTTGCAAGATATGCAGGCAGCCGAATACAAATCGATGGGGGAGAAGTTAGATTGCTAAATGATGATGAAGTTTTAGCAACCATCGATAACCCCGAAGACATACTTCATCAATATTAACCATAGGAGAACACTATGCAAGACACAGATAAACCCGTTGAAATTGATACGTCTGGTCCTGGTGCCGAAGTAGAAGTAGAATCAAATAAAGATGAATCTTTAATTGAAGAAACTGTACAAGAAGAAAAAACATTAGGAACGGATAAATCATATGAAAACGAACGTGAGACAAAACTTGAAGACGGTGGTAGCGCCGATGACGCAATTGCGAAATCAGATGAGCCGACTGATGTTCAAGCTAAGGAAGAGAATACAGAAAAGAAGAAAGAATTAGAAGAATACTCTGAAGGAGTAAAAAGAAGAATAGCTAAACTAACTAAAAAAATGCGTGAGTCAGAGCGAAGAGAAGAGGCCGCAACCATTTATGCAAAAAGTGTTTTAGCTGAAAAAGAAGCTTTAAGTTCTAGACTTGCAAAATTAGATACAGGATTTGTAACTGAAAAAGAAAGTAGAATTAAAGCGGGTATGGAAGCAGCTGTTGCAAAACTTGCAAAAGCTAGAGAAGAAAGTGATATGAAAGCTGAGGTTGCTGCAACTGCAGAAATTTCAAGACTAGGTTATGAAGAAGCAAGACTTGCTGATTTAAAAGCTAGACAAGCTGAAAAGAAAACTGAAACTCCCGTACTTCAACAACCTCAACAAGAAGTGGAAATGCCAAGACAAGTAGATCCTAGAGCAAGAGATTGGGCTAGAAAAAATTCTTGGTTTAACACAGATCAAGTTATGACTGAGGGAGCCAAAGTAATACACAGACAACTAACAGAAATTGAAGGATATGACCCTAATACTGAACCTGAAGAATATTATTCAGAGATAGATAGAAGAATTAGACTTGAATTTCCCCACAAGTTTGATAGTAATACTACTCAGGAATCGACTAAACCTACTCAAACTGTAGCTTCAGCTACGCGAGTAAATAAAACCTCTGGTCGCAAAACTGTGAAACTCACACCTTCACAAGTAGCAATTGCTAAAAAATTGGGTGTGCCACTTAAAGACTATGCGGAACAATTAAAAATCACGGAAGGAGTATAAGCATGGAAAAACAAGATAAACAAACTTCACGTGCGAGTCAGACTAGAGAAAAAACATCTCGACCAAAAGTCTGGGCTCCACCATCTTTATTAGATGCACCCCCTGCACCGGCAGGATTTGTACATAGATGGCTTAGAGCTGAGTCTATGGGATTCGACGATTCTAAAAACGTACAAGGTCGATTAAGATCTGGTTATGAATTAGTAAGAGCCGATGAATATAATGAAGCTGATTATGCTGTAGTACAAGACGGTAAATACAAGGGAGTGATCGGTCAAGGTGGCCTAGTGCTCGCTAGAGTACCTGAAGAGATCGCACAACAATACGCAGACTACTATCGTAGACAAGCGCAGGACAACGAAAGTGCCTTTGACAACGATCTCATGAAGGAAGAGCATCCAAGTATGCCTATCAATATTGATAGAAATACTCGTGTAACTTTTGGTGGTACGAAGAAATAAATTTTTTAACAATTTCTAGTTCATCATTTAAACTAACAAATGGAGAAAAACTATGGCAAACCAAAATAGTCCTTTCGGCTTAAGAGCGATAGGAAAAATCGGTCAAAATAGAGACAACCAAGGTTTATCTGAATACAGTATTGCAGCTTCTGCAACTGCTATTTATCAGGGTGATCCGGTAAAACCGGCAGCTACTGGTACTATAGTAGTGGCGGGCGCAGGTGATACTCAATTATTAGGTTCACTAAATGGTGTATTCTTTACAGCAGCCGACACAGAAAAACCGACGTTTGCGAATCATCTGAATGCAAGTAATACTGCAACAGATATCGTAGGCTTTGTATCCGATGATCCGTATGAGAGATTCGAGATACAATCGGACAACACAACAGCATCCGCACAAACAGACGTATTTATGAACTACGATCTGATTTACGCAGCAGGGGGTGCTCCAAACTACGTTTCAGGTGTTGAATTAGATGACTCTAGTGGAGTCTCTACTGCAGCACAGTTGAAGGTTGTAGGTGTTTCAAAAGATCCAGACAATAATGATTTAGGTGCTTCGCATGTAAACTTTGTTGTTCAGATTAACGAACACTTCTACAAAAACTCAACAGCTGGAATATAATAGCAGAATAGGAGATTAAATTATGGCTATATCACGAGGACAACTAGTTAAAGAACTAGAGCCAGGTTTGAACGCACTGTTCGGCTTGGAATATAAACGTTACGAAAATCAACATGCTGAGATCTACGCGACAGAAACTTCAGACAGAGCTTTCGAAGAGGAAGTTATGTTATCTGGATTCGCTAATGCTCAAGTAAAACCTGAAGGATCAGGTGTAGTTTTTGACAATGCTCAAGAAACTTACACTGCAAGATACACTATGGAAACTGTGGCTCTTGCCTTTGCGATTACTGAGGAAGCGGTAGAAGATAACCTGTATGACAGACTGTCAAGCAGATACACAAAAGCGCTAGCTAGAAGTATGGCAAATACTAAGCAAGTTAAGTCAGTAAATCCATTAATCAATGGGTTTGGTACTTTCCAATCAGGGGACGGTGTTTCTTTATTTAGCACTTCTCACCCTACAATTGCTGGTACAGTCTCAAACAGACTAGCTACAAACTCAGACTTAAACGAAACTTCATTAGAACAATCAATGATAGACATTGCAGCGTTCACTGATGAAAGAGGTTTAAAAATTGCAGCCAAAGCGACAAAAATGATTGTCCCTTCTGCGCTACAGTTTCAAGCTGAGAGATTGATGAAATCAGAAGGCAGAGTTCAAACTGCTGATAATGATATCAACGCAATCAGATCAATGGGAATGGTTCCTCAAGGTTACAGAGTGAACAATTTCTTAACGGATCCTAATGCGTTCTTCCTTATCACTGATGTTCCTAATGGAATGAAACATTTCATTAGAACGCCAATCAAAACAGCTATGGAAGGCGATTTTGATACTGGAAACTTAAGATTCAAAGCTAGAGAAAGATACCAATTTGGTGTTTCTGACTTTAGAGGAATTTTCGGTACTCCGGGAGCATAATAAAATTTTTGAGGCGGGACACAATCCCGCCTCAATTAAAAATTAGAAAGAAAAAATGCACCCTAAACAATTCAGAATAAAAATTTATGCGTATCGTTATCACGCAGATTTTGTTATAGAAAGTTTAGATGGCCCATTAGACATCGAAAATGCCATAGTTGACAAACTAGGAAAAAAAGATATAAAATGGGAATATCTTGGAGAAATGATGGATCCCAAGGTGAACCGAATAACCTATGAGGAGGTTATCAATGGAGGAGATGATGCAACATCTACAGGACCTTTACAACAAAAAGAGAGGTCTGGATCTTCAGTGGGAGCAGGAACATCTCAAGGAGGGTAGATATACCCTTAATATGGTTAAGATTGATAAAAAAGTTAAAGAAGTTCTTACTCATATTAGAGCAGCGGAAGCACAAAAAGCTCACTTAGAGAATAAAGTTCAAGAGGTAGCTCCACAAGTTTCTGTAGCAACTTAAACAAAAAGCTACATCGTTGGAAAATTCCACTCCGCATTACAGGCTCTCTTGCACTCTACTAAAAACTACTGTATAAAATAATCACTATACAATTATTTATCGATATATAGACGCGTATAGTCGACGGCCTAGAGACTATATATCATTAACTAGGAAAAGGAGAAAATTATGGCGGGAACACACTTTAGAAATCCAGTAATGTTTGCTGGATTAGCTGAAAACACTAAATGGTTTAAAGATTTACCAGTAGACAATAATCCTAACTTTACATGTTATAAAGACGATTTTATTTATAACACTTTGCCTTCATCACAATGGTCAACATCTATTGCAGATGGTGGAGCTTCAGCAGGAATATCTAATGAGGTAAACGGAGCGGTAACTTTAACGTCTGCAAACACAACAGACAATAATGGTTTAGCTCTTGTTAAAACTCAAAATACTTTCCAAGCTGTAGCTGAAACTAGAGACAGCTCAGGAGCAATCACTAACCCAGGTACAGTTATTTGGTACGAAGCGAGAATTAAAAACAATGACGCTAATGCCACTGACTACGGTACTGGATTAGTTGAGACTTTTACTGGAACTTCTGGATGGAGATCTGCAAACAGAATCTCTATTGAGTCTAACAACGGTGAACAGTTTTACAGATTTGTAACTAAAAATGCTTCTGGAACAAATCAAGTTCAATACTCTGCATACACTATTACAGACGATGGGTATGACACTGTAGGATTTAGATGTGATAGAGCAGGTAAAGTTGAATTTTTTGTAAACAGAGTTTTAGCAGCTACTGTTACGTCAAACATCAACACTGATGATATGCAAATC